TGGCGTTTAGTAAAATCTTGAACAGGGTCATAAGCCATAACATTAGTTTCTTATTTCTCGGTCCCCTTCTACAGATAGCTCTTCTATAAGTATTTCAAGTTGATCAAGCGGTATACCACCGGCTGTTAATGTATCCATGAAGACTTCTTCCTCGGCTTGGAAAGCAATACCTCCTGATCTAGCTTTACCTGCTATTTTAGTTATTTTTCCGTTAACATCTGTAACTAAAACTAGTCTGTCTTTAAATAACTGTCTTAAACTACCTGTGTCGCTTTCATCTCTTCTTGGGAAATCAGCAAACCACTCACCCAGGTTAGGGATAGGCCATTTAGTCCCTCTTGCTCCGTTAAGCACAGTCTCTGCAGCTATATCTACTCTTAGATTTAGTGCATCTCTCATATTTGAAGTTGCTTTGTCGCTTTTGAACGCATTAGCTTCGATAAGATACCTTATCATGTCTCTTGGAGTAGGGTCGATGCCAGCTCTACCACGTTCAGTTTGTCTCCAAACGTCAGTAAACAGTTGGCTGTTAACACCGCCATAGCTATTAGTTATTTGCCTAATATTATCATCAAAACCAGACTCCCAAACTGCGTATTCGTCTCGTAGTGTAGAGTCAAAATCCTTATCTCTATCTTTTGGTTTAAGTTTTAATTGAGATAAATATTTACGTACATTTTTACCTCTTTTCTTAAGGTCGGTTGTAAAGTCAATAAACTCATCTCTTAAGTTTTCGTTTATTCTATTTTGTTCTTCTACACGCCTTAAGAAAGCATTTGAAGAAGCAGTATCTAGTCGTTGTTGTGCTTGCACAGAATCTGTTAACTCTTTAGCATCTCGAGTGCTGATACCTGTAGTAATGAAGTTCTCCATTTTTTCAGTAGCATCTGCTACGCTTTGTCCGCCTACCATGCCATCGGGCCCAGCAAGTAAAAGATTAATAGATAGAGAAGTTAAATAAGGATTTCGTATAACTCCTTGATCTACCGCTTGTTTCATATCATCAAGATTATTAATGTTTTGTTGTTCTAAAAAGCTTCTTATATTAGTTACTTGTTCTTGACTAAATCCTCTTTGCGCAAACTCTCCAGAAGTCATTAGACTTTGTACTTGGCTTGTAATTTGATTTTTATCTAGTCCTTCAAACTCTGGGAAAGTTTGAGAGAAATTATCAGTTACAGGATCGCCTTGCCCAACTTGTTCATTGGTAAATACAGCTGGACCAGAACCTTGTACTTCTGAAACTGCGCCTGCTTCCGGTATGTTTAGCTTACTTTTTATAAACTGTTCAGCAGCAGCTTGATCGTACGTCCCTGTTCTGCTTTGACCTCGCGTTCCTGTGTAATCAGAGTTCTTACCACCTAAAGCTGTTACTAAATATTGAGCAGTGCTTTGGCCTAAACTTGCTGCGCCCATTCGGCCTGAAATACTTTCGCCCGCCTCTAAACTGTTCAAGGCTTCAAGAACCTTTTTAGAGTCTCTATCCCTTTTAAGAGTGATACCTAAACTATTTAGATATTCTTCTGCGCCTGCAGGATCAAACGCTTCTCTGTTTTGACCTCGGCGCTTTGTGAACTCGCTAGGTTCCTTTATAGTCAACCCTGCTTTTCTAGCAGTTTCTGTTTCTGCTGCTTCTGCGTCTACTTGGTCTTTTGGTATTTTAGGAGTTCCATCAAAGTTGTAGTCCTTACCGTATTGTTCATCCCATTCATTAAACCTTTCTGCAGGACGAGGCGGTACATTACCAGACTGGGGTGTTGGTGCTAGTGCTGGTGCTGGTGCTGGTGTTGGTGCTGGAGCACCTGTTTGAGTTTGGTCTCCTGAGCTAGCTAACACAGTTTGTTTTCCTTCTATTTTGTTAGCTTCGTGCATTTGTTTTATAAGAGCTACTACAGAAGGGGTGCTACTATTGTCATCTAAAATAAACTCTGCTATTTCTCTTTCATCTCGTGGCACATCTATAACAGCATTTGTATTGTTCATGCCTGTAAAGGTTACATTATTTTGCCCTGAACCCTGCGCACCTAGGCCTTGTCTTATTAAATCATTTGTACCAGACGCGGCTCTGTTTGCGTCTGGGTTTATCACTATCCCATGCATAGCTGGTACTAATTGTAAAGCTGTTTGTAACTCGTCACGGGTAAGAGAAATAGGTTGGGTATCATCTGGAAGATCTGTGCCAAGTATTGTTTTTAAGCTAAAAATTCCTCTTTCGTTTATAACGGGCATAGAGTAAGAATAATCTTTACCTTCTTTTACAGTTACATTTGAATCAGCCTCCACTGTGTCAGCTACACTATTTGCGATTACCCCTTGATTAAGATAAGGAGCAAAAACTTTTTGGTTTTTTTTCTTAACGGGTTGTCCATCTTCAGTTTTAGATAAGTACTGTCCAAAAACTCTATCCATAAGTAAAGACTGTCCAAGCCTATCTGGTTCATTCCTTTGTAGCGCATTATATCTATCTTCCCAGTCCTCTCTAAGAGTGTAACTAGCTGCGCCTGTTGAATCTACGTTCATTTTATAGATACCAATCTGATCATTTGCTAAGTAAGCAAGAGCTTTTGCAGATTCGCCTGCGTCGTATTGGTTTTGTATTTGCTCTCTATATAGTTGGTTAGCTAAAGCAGTGGTTTGGGCTTGTTCCATCCCTCCAACTGTTGAAGATCCTCTTATAAAAGATGCGAGTGGATTTGTTGACATAATTAAATCATAAAGGCGGTAAGCAGTGCTGCGCCTAACTGGCCTCCCATACCCATCATTTGCGCACTATGTTGTGCTTTTGCGTTTTTGTAAGCATTGTATCTTTGGTTAGCCATAGAAGCTGCGTTGCCCATATTAGACAATGAACTTCTATTCACACCCTGACCAATGTTTATTAGATCTGCAAGTGTGCTTTGGTTGATCTCTCTTTGTGCTAATCTAGCATTATTAAGAGATCCTACAGTTCCTAAACTTCGGGACCTTTGTAATGCACGTTCTTGTTCTTGTAACTGTGCAGTACTAAGACCGGCTCCGCCGTACCTTTCTAAATTTCTTTGTCTAACTCCAGCAGCTAAACGTGACTGATTAGCAGAATCATCCCTAGCTCTATCCACTAAAGAGGTGTCGTTTCTAGATTCTAATAAACGTTCCTCAAAAGGCCTAAAGTCACGCATGTATCTATCATAATCTCTTCGTGTTATTTGAGCGTACACAGCCTCTGGATCTGATACTTCCGGCAGATTACTTGTTTGATATTGTGATATTCTCATCTTAACCAAATTTTCCAGTCATGAAGTAGTTACCAAGTCGCGTAAGTCCTTGTCCTTCTGGTAAGCCACTGTCAAAGAATCCTTCACTATTCTTTCTACCTTTATTTGCTAAACCCGCTCCAACAAAAGCTCCGCCTAATTCAAACGCGGCGCTCTGTCGGGCCTCTCGCATCATTTGTCTTCTTTTTGCTTGTTGTAAAGTAGTAGTGTTTGCTAACCTAGCTGCATTAGCTAGCCCAGTAGTTGTATCAGCTTGTTGGCCTCTAGCCGTACCTAACACTCCTACTTGTCTTTCTCTTTTGGCTTGTAGTCCTTGTGCTTGGGCTGCTTGTTGTTGAGCCATAGAAGCAGAAGCTAAATCAGCAGCAGCATCAACAGATCTAGTAGCAGCTATACTAGGTTTAGCAGTAAGAGCTTGCATAGTGTCAGCTTGGGCTCTACCTGCTACAAAGTCACCGTAGTTTTCTGTTTCTGCTATGTCCCGCATCTCGCGTAAAAGCGGACTGTATCTTTGATCAAAGTAATCTTTGTCAGCTTTAGCTACTGCCGCATTAATTTTCTCTGCCTCGCTTGGCTGATAATCCGATGATTTCGGTCTACTACTCATACAACCTTTTTCCTATATATTCGTGTGTCTAACTCCCATCCTATCTTTTCCGTGTACGAGGACATTTCGTGCACTCGTGATCTCGCTTCGAGATACTTACAACCGGCTTGCATAGCAAGGTCATTAAACCAGTCATTAT